ACCAAACCAGAACGCTCTAGAGGTGGAACTGGACAGTCGTAATGACTTGAATGAGAATGATTATAAACGGGTGTTGTCAGTAGTTAAGGAGCTTGAAGAAGATGACAATGCGAACTTTGATTGGTTAGTGGAGACAACAGAGGATTTTTGCAAGGATAAGGCGGTATATAATGCAATTGTGGATGGGATTAAAATTATTGATGGAACGGATAAAGAACGAGGTGTCGATGCTCTGCCAAGTATTCTTACAGAAGCCTTGGCTGTTGGTTTTGATAACCGTGTTGGTCATGATTACCTATGCGATGCAGATTCCCGCTTTGAGTTTTATCATAAGGTAGAGGATAAGATACCGTTTGATCTGGACTTCTTCAATCGTATCACCAAGGGTGGATTACCACAGAAGACACTGAACATTGCCCTTGCAGGCACTGGTGTTGGTAAGTCGCTGTTCATGTGTCATATGGCAGCAAACTGTCTAAGCCAGAACAGAAGTGTCCTATACATCACTCTGGAGATGGCTGAAGAGCGTATAGCTGAACGTATTGATGCAAACCTCATGAATATCTCTATAGATGATCTGCATGAGTTACCCAAGCAGATGTATGATGATAAGATGAACGCCATTACACAGAAAACAACTGGGCAGCTTATCATCAAGGAATATCCTACTGCATCAGCACATAGTAACCACTTTAGAGGACTGATCAAAGAACTTGCTATCAAGAGGTCATTCAAACCAGATATCATCTTCATTGACTATCTAAACATATGTGCATCATCACGATTTAAGGCGAATGGAAATGTCAACAGTTACATGTATATCAAGGCAATTGCTGAAGAACTTAGGGGACTCGCAGTTGAAACAAACGTCCCGATTATGTCGGCTACACAGACCACAAGGAGCGGGTTCTCCAATAGTGATGTGGGCTTGGAAGATACGTCAGAATCTTTTGGTCTGCCTGCTACGGCTGACCTCATGTTTGCGCTCATTAGTAATGAGGAACTTGATGAACTGAACCAGATTGCGGTGAAGCAACTCAAGAACCGATACAATGACCCTACCACCAATAAAAGATTCGTTATTGGTATTGACAGAGCGAAGATGAAGTTGTATGATGTAGAGGATGCACAACAACAAGGTCTTGCAGACTCTAATCAAGACACACTTGCACAACCAGTGTTCGACCTCACTGATTTTGCATCAGAGACAGATTTACCGTGGAAGGTGTGATATGTATGAACTAAAAGACTACCTCAATGCGGTAAACTCTACTAAAGAAAAGCTTATGGATGATGAAGATGAGACATGGGAGAAGAAATACCCACCATTCATCGTAAATAAGTGTGTTGCACCATTTCAAGACACAATCATGCTAGTGAATGAGATTAACCAGTTACACCATCTGGATAAGAAACTTCAGTTTGATTTTTTGATAAATAGTCTACGTCCAAGGAAAAGGTACACCCCTTGGCTGAAGGCGACGAAATTAGAGAATCTAGAGTATGTTAAAGAGTTCTATGGATACAACAACGAGAAAGCAAAGGTTGCTCTTGACCTACTGAATGATGAACAAATTTCTGCCATAAAACAAAAGATGAGAAAAGGTGGAAGAGATGGAAGAAATTAGCTGGACACAAGAACAACTACTTGAAGTGGGACTAAATGAACCCGACGATTTTCTAAAGGTTAGAGAGACACTATCACGCATTGGTGTTGCTTCTCGAAAAGAGAGGAAACTATACCAATCCTGCCACATCCTACACAAACAGGGACGATATTACATTGTGCATTTCAAGGAGCTATTTGCCCTTGATGGAAAGAGAACTAATATATCGACAAACGATTTGTCTCGTAGAAACACAATCGCAAATCTATTACAGGATTGGGGGTTGATTCAAATAATGAGTGAAAGCTCTCATGAATCAGCACCACTAAGTCAAATAAAAATCCTCACATACAAAGAGAAGAATGAATGGTTGCTGGAGACAAAATACAATATTGGAAAGAAAAGAGAGACTTGACAGACAACTATAAAGGTGATATACTTATATAATGGAATTTTATACAAATGTGATTCAGCGTGGCAACTCTCTTCTGGTGAGAGGTGTCGAGGATGGTCGGCGGGTATCCAAGCGGGTAAACTACAGACCTACACTATTCGATTTAAAAACTGAGGAGTATACAGGATACAAGACGCTTGATGGTCAGAATGTTCTTCCTCGTAAATTCGACTCCATAAAGGAAGCAAAAGCATGGGTTGAACAGAGAGCAAATCAAGAGATTGTGTTCGGTAATACACAGTATCCTTATTGCTATATCAGTGATGAGTATCCTGATGATGTGCCTTGGGACAAGGATCAAATCCTTATCGTGACCATTGACATTGAGGTGGAGTGCGAGAACGGTTTTCCTGATCCAACGGATGCCGCAGAACCACTACTGTCAATCACGATGAAGAACCACCAGAGCAAGAAGATTGTTGTCTGGGGTCTGCATGAGTTTCAAAACATCCGTGAGGATGTAGACTATCGCTTGTGTAGAGATGAGGATGACTTGCTCATTAAGTTTCTTGACGAATGGCGCATGATATATCCAGACATTGTGACTGGTTGGAACACAGAGTTTTTTGATATTCCCTACATCTGTAATCGTATCAAGAACCTATTCGGTGAAGACTTTATGAATAAGTTATCACCTTGGAACAATGTGTTTGCCAAGGAAGTGTATCAGATGGGCCGCAAGCGGCAAGTGTATGATATACAGGGTGTGTCTGCACTAGACTTCTTTGACCTGTATCGCAAGTTCACATATACAAACCAAGAACGATACACGCTGGACCATATTGCGTTTGTAGAACTGGGTGAGCGGAAGGATGGCAATCCCTTTGACACATTTCGAGAGTGGTATCAGAAAGACTATCAGTCGTTCATTGAATACAACATTCAAGACGTGGAGATTGTGGATAAGCTAGAAGACAAGATGCGGCTCATTGAACTGTGCTTGACTATGGCATATGATGGTAAGGTAAACTTTACGGATGTTCTAGGACAGGTGCGTTATTGGGACAATGTGATATACAATCACCTCCGCAAAAAGAATATTGTGATACCACAAAAGAAGGATAATAAGAAGGTAGAGAAGTTTGAGGGTGCTTATGTGAAAGACCCTCAAGTGGGTATGCACAAATGGGTTATGTCCTTTGACTTGAACTCGCTGTATCCACACCTTATCATGCAGTATAACATCTCACCAGAAACCCTAATGCGTGGCGGTGAAGTGAAAGAGGGAATGGTGGATGGCATTCTTGCTGAGAAAATCAGAAATGATACAGAGTATTGTATGACTCCAAACGGTGCTTTTTTTCGTAAGGATGTCAAAGGATTTTTGCCAGAAATAATGGAGAATGTATATAATGATCGAGTCAAATATAAGAAACTTATGCTCGAAGCTAAACAAGAGTATGAAGATACTGGCAACACCGCTTTACTCAAGAAGATATCTCGATACGATAACATCCAAATGGCGAAGAAGATTTCTCTTAATTCCGCTTACGGTGCAATTGGTAATAATTGGTTTAGGTATTACGATCTGTTGGTTGCTACAGCAATTACAACAGCTGGTCAGTTATCTATACGATGGATTGAAAAGAGTCTTAACATTTATCTCAACAAATTGTTGGAAACTAAAGATATGGATTACGTCATTGCTTCTGACACGGATTCTGCCTATATCAGTTTTGACAAACTTGTTACTAAATTGTTTCCGAAGGGAACTCCGACTGAAAAGATTGTCAACTTCTTGGACAAGATTGCAAAAGAGAAGTTGGAACCATTTATTGATAGGTCTTATCAACATCTTGCTGAAGAGATGAATGCATACGAACAGAAGATGCAAATGTCAAGAGAAGCTATTGCTGACAAGGGTATTTGGACTGCTAAGAAACGATATATCCTTAATGTTCATGACATGGAAGGTGTTAGGTTCAAAGAACCATATCTAAAGATCATGGGTATAGAGGCAGTCAAGTCATCTACGCCTGCACCTTGTCGAGAGAAGATTAAACAGGCCTTGAAGATCATGATGAGTGGTGATGAGAAGATGCTAAATAAGTTCATACAAGAGTTTCGGGAAGAGTTTATGAAGTTACCACCAGAGGATATTGCATATCCTAGAAGCTGCAATGGTGTGCAAAAGTTTCGTGGTGATTCACAGTTGTTTGCAAAAGGAGCTCCAATTCATGTTAAGGGAGCAATCCTATACAACCATCTTGTCAATAAACAGAAGTTGCATAACAAGTATCCATTGATACAGGAAGGTGACAAGATACGATTTCTTCATTTGCGGCAACCAAATGTATTTCAGTCTTCTGCCTTTTCTTTTATGACAGAAGTACCAAAGGAACTTGACATTGCTGGTAAAATAGACTATGATATGCAGTATGAAAAAAGTTTTGTAGAACCACTAAAGGTTATAACAGATAAAATGAATTGGTTGCTAGATAGCAGCTATGGTGTCCAAGGTAGTTTAGAGGAATTTTTTGGATGAGAGGTGCTGTGTGATGATTTCTTTTATTGGATACTTGATTAAGATCGGAATATTTCTTGTGGCTCTCTATGTGCTATGGTTTGCTCTCTTTGCAGTATACATGGTGAACAGTGGGGTTCCTGTACATAGTGATATGTCGATGTCAGCCATATACTCAGTTTTCTTCTAAAACGGGAGTTTATCATGATATGTTGAATTC